GCTGCAGGTTTAGAGTTTATTGGAACAGATACAGCGGCTCATGACTCTGTGCTATCGCCAGACCTTGGTGAATCTGGCGCAGGTGGTACTGTTATAGACAACGGTAATACTTTTCCAAAAGGAGTAACTATTTACGGCAGATGGACTAAGATTACTAATAACGCGTCTACACCATTAATAGCTTATATTGGTAACTAATGTTAGGTTTAGGAACTAGCTTATTATCACCACAATATATTGAAGGTGTAGCAGCCTACTCAAACACTAGGTCTTTATCTTTAGATGGTACTAACGATTATGTAGATACTAACTACACGTCTAATAGTCTATATCAAGGAGAGTTCAGTGTAAGCATGTGGTTGAAGCCTACCGACGGTCAAGGTACTAACCAAGCGGTTTTTGGTGTTGAGAAGACCAATACTGACGAGTTCAGCATATTGGTTGGCACGTTGGGCACTATCAGTTTAATTCACTATAGTAACTCTCAATTTGGTTTCTATACTACAGATGCAGCTAGATTCTCAGATGGCGCAGCGAGTGCGTTTAAGCATATTGTAGTCACTGTAACTAAAAACACTGGCGGATCAGGTAATACTACATACCTCGTTTACGATAATGGGTCTGTGGTACCTGGTAGCTACCTTGGTCCGTTTAGAGTAAATCAAACAAATCACGAGGCTTTTGATCATGGTGGCTTAGAATTATCTATAGGCGCTTGCAATGATGACAGTACACAAGACGAGTTTTATGGTGGCTTAATAGATGAAGTCACCGTATTTACTAAAGCTCTGTCCGCTAGTGAAGTAAGTGATATATACAATAGTGGAGCTCCAAAAGATGAAAGCGCGCATGATAATCTTTTATTATACTATAGATTTGAAGACGACGTAACTGACACTGCTGGAACAAGTGATGGAACTAACAACGGAGCTACGTTTAGCTCAACAGTACCTTCTTAATTATGGATAAGTTTTTAATATTGACAGCAGATGATATGGTGAATTTAGGAGTTGCAAATATTACCAACCATATACACAAGCCCGGAACCGACGGTACTGGAATATTTAGATTTGCAACAGTGCCAAACGAATTTAACTCAAAGACTGTTTATAACGAGTCTGAAGTAAATTCTATGTTAAGAGATAATACCAGTGTATTTTACACTGAAGGATACTAATAAAACAATTTTAATTTAATTTAATTATGGGAAAGAAAAAAGAAAAGGTCATAGACCTAAAACCAGAGAAGATCTCTGAAGAAGAGCTTACAGAGCTTAGGCAAGTAGTTTCAGCTATAAATAAACTACAGTTTGATATTGGTACTATAGAAGTGCAAAAGCACAATGCTTTACATGCATTATTTGAAGGTAATGATAGATTAAATAAAATGCAATCAAGTTTTCAAGAAAAGTATGGTTCTAATGATATTAATATTCAGGACGGTACTATTAAATACAAAGACGATGAGCCATCTGATTCGTAAGATCACTGTAGGCAAAGATTATAAAAATGACGCTATGCACTATTCTGTTGGACAGGAAGTGTATGGCGGTCATACTATATGTGATATATTAGAAGAAACTGATAAGTATTCTATATATATTAGAAAAGACAAAGCTGTTATTCCTTGGAAAGACTTTAATAAGAATATGGCTATATCTGTAGAATATAACTTAGAATACTAATGCAAGCGCTTTACAACTTTGTTGTAGAGCCTATAGGTGAAAGATACAACAATACTACAAAAGTAGGTGATAAAGAATTAATACTTAATACAGATGTATTTAATCATCATCACGTCAATAGACTTGCTAAAGTTATATCTATACCGAAGTTAGGCAATACAGAGATACAAGTTGGTGATACGGTTATAGTACACTTTAATGTATTTAGACGTTGGCATGATGTAAAAGGTAGAGAGCGTAATAGCAGATCATATTACGAAGAGAATAAATACTTTGTAAACGATGATCAGATATTTTTGTACAAGCGTGACGAAGAGTGGATATGCCCACAAGGTTATTGCTTTGTACAACCTATTAAGGACAATAGCAAACTAAGTGTTGAAACTGAAAAACCCTTAGTTGGTATTGTTAAACATACTGATGGCAGAGCAGAGCTAAACTCTATTGTAGGTTTTAGGCCTAATATAGAGTGTGAGTTCGTAATTGATGGTAAACGTTTATACCGTATACCATCTCAATTTATTACAATTAAATATGAATATCAAGGAGACGAAGAAGAGTATAATCCAAGCTGGGCAAAAAGCTGTTAATGAGCTTATCAAAGTAGCAGAAGAAAAGATCATCACGAATACTGAAGATGATGTGTCTGCTGATAGACTTAAAAACGCTGCTGCAACAAAGAAGCTTGCTATCTTTGATGCTTTTGAGATATTAGCTAGAATACAAGAAGAGCAGAATTTAATAGACGGTAAAGATCCTGAAGAAAAAAAGGAGCGAGTGTTTAAAGGTTTTGCTGAAGGTAGATCTAAGTAATGTACGAACAAACGTTATATAAGATAGTTGAACCTATAAAAAAGACTACGCTTACTAGACTTAATAGAGGTCGTAAATGGAAGTACGGTTACGATAAAGATCACGATATAGTGGTATTATCAAAAAACGGTATTATAGGTGATATCTATGAAATACAAGGTTTAAAAATAGCATTGCCAAAACCTACTAATGTTTTTAAACACAAGAGCGACAAGTGGTATAAACAAGAATATCCAAAAGAGCTTAAGCGTATTAAAAACATATTCGACTGGCGAGATTATCCAGATGAGCAAAAAGAAAAGTGGTACGACTATATTGACGAAGAGTTCAAGCGTAGAGACGAAGGCTTTTGGTTTACTAATAAAGGCGTGCCGACATACATAACAGGTGCACATTATATGTACCTGCAATGGAGCAAAATTGATGTTGGAGCTCCAGACTTTAGAGAGGCGAACAGACTATTCTTTATATTCTGGGAAGCCTGTAAAGCTGATAAGAGATGCTATGGGATGTGCTACCTTAAAAACCGTCGTTCAGGTTTCTCGTTTATGTCGTCAGCTGAAACAGTTAACTTAGCCACTATATCGAGTGATAGTAGATATGGGATACTCTCTAAGTCTGGTGCCGATGCTAAGAAGATGTTTACTGATAAGGTTGTACCCATATCTTTAAACTACCCTTTCTTTTTCAAGCCGATACAAGACGGTATGGATCGTCCAAAGTCTGAGCTTGCATATAGAGTTCCAGCTAGTAAGTTTACTCGTAAAAAAATACAGGCTAACGAGCAGCTTGAAGAGATAGTGGGTCTTGATACTACGATCGACTGGAAAAACACTGGTGATAATAGCTATGACGGTGAAAAGCTAAACTTGCTAGTACATGATGAAAGTGGTAAGTGGGAGAGACCTGACAACATATTAAACAACTGGCGAGTTACTAAAACCTGTCTAAGGCTAGGTAGTAGAATCGTTGGTAAGTGCATGATGGGTAGTACTAGTAACGCGCTTGACAAAGGTGGAGATAACTTTAAAAAACTATACAATGATTCTGACGTCACGAGACGAAATCGTAATGGACAAACGAAGTCTGGCCTTTATTCTCTCTTTATCCCAATGGAATGGAACTATGAAGGATTTATTGACGAGTACGGACTTCCAGTCTTTGATAGTCGAAGTGATGATGTACGATATGGACCGGACGGTGAATTAATTGATGTAGGTGTTATTGATCATTGGGAAAACGAAGCTGATGGTTTACGAGATGATCAAGACGCTTTAAACGAGTTTTACAGACAGTTTCCACGTACTGAAGAACACGCGTTTAGAGATGAGACTAAAAATAGCATATTTAACTTAATTAAAATATACGAGCAGATCGATTTTAACGAAGGGAGCAGATACAATGCTCACGTTACTAGAGGAAGTTTTGGTTGGGTCAATGGGGTTAAAGATACACAAGTGGTATTTCACCCAGATCCAAACGGTAGGTTTAGTGTTAGTTGGGTGCCGCCTGCTAACTTACAAAATAGGCAGATTATAAAAAATGGAATTAAATACCCAGGTAATGATCATGTTGGCGCCTTTGGTTGTGATAGTTATGATATCAGTGGTACGGTTGACGGCCGCGGTTCTAAGGGCGCTTTACACGGACTTACGAAATTTTCTATGGAAGAAGCGCCGTCGAGCACTTTCTTCTTAGAGTACATAGCAAGACCACAAACTGCAGAAATGTTCTTTGAGGACGTTTTAATGGCATTAGTTTTTTACGGTATGCCTTTGCTTGCAGAGAACAATAAACCGCGCCTATTGTATTATCTACGCCGTAGAGGATATAGAGGATACAGTATGAACAGACCAGATAAGTCTTGGAAGAAGTTATCAACAGCTGAAAAAGAAGTTGGTGGTATACCAAACTCAAGTGAAGATATTAAACAAGCACACGCCGCAGCTATTGAAATGTATATCAATAATCACGTAGGTCACAAAGGTGATGGTGAGTACGGTACAATGTATTTTAACGATACTTTGCTTGATTGGTCAAAGTTTGATATTAATCGCAGAACAAAGCACGACGCTTCAATAAGTTCAGGTTTAGCTATTATGGCTTGCAATAAAAACTTATATGCACCAAACCCAAACCGCGAAAGAACACCATTAAATTTGAATATATCAAAATACGATAACAAAGGATTTACGTCCCAAATAATAAAGTAAAGCATGGCTGAGTCAGTATATGTTAATTTTCCATCTCAAGTTGTTAGCGACTTAGAAAAAATGAGCCCAGAGTATGGGCTTAAAGTAGCTAAAGCTATAGAACAAGAGTGGTTCAATGGTGCGCAGTCTAATAGATATGTAGATACTCAAAACAAGTACCATAGATTAAGACTGTATGCTAGAGGTGAACAATCAATACAAAAATACAAAGATGAATTATCTATTAACGGTGATTTATCTTATCTTAACTTAGACTGGAAGCCAGTACCTATTATACCTAAATTTGTAGACATTGTAGTAAACGGTATGTCTGAGCGTATGTTTACGGTTAAAGCATACTCTCAAGACCAGTATGGCGTAAGCAAGCGCACTGAATATATGGAGTCTATATTAAGAGATATGAATGCTAAAGCTTTTAACGATCAAGCTGGCAAGCTCTTTAATATGGATTTATATGAAAATAAAAAAGAAGATTTACCAGATACTAAAGAAGAGCTAGAACTTCACATGCAACTTGATTATAAGCAAGCTGTAGAATTAGCTGAAGAGCAAGCTATTAATGTATTGCTTGATGGTAATAAATATGATTTAACTAGAAGAAGATTACTTCATGACTTAACTGTATTAGGTATTGCTTGTGTAAAAACAGGTTTTAATACTAGCCAAGGAGTTACTGTTGATTACGTAGATCCAGCCAATATAGTTTATTCTTATACAGACTCTCCGTATTTTGATGATATATATTACGTAGGTGAAGTAAAAACTTTATCTATAAATGAGCTTGTTAGAGAGTTTCCAAACTTAACTCAATCAGATTTAGAAGAGATAAAGAAAAGCTCTTATAGACCTAGACGTAAATATAATAGAGTAGAAGTTAGAGATCAAAATAAAGTTCAAGTTTTATATTTTAATTATAAAACGTATAAGAACGATACGTACAAACTAAAAGAAACTGGTACAGGAGGCGAAAGAGCTATACCTAAAGATGATACGTTTAATCCACCAGAAAATAAAGAAGGTGGATACATGAAGTTACAACGCGCTGTAGAAGTAGTATATGAAGGTGCGGT